AGAATACTTTAGCACACCCATATGGAGAGACTGGCTTCATTGAGGTTGATTCTCTTTGATATCCATCTGTATCTATATTATTACCAAACATTTCTGAGCTGCCGGCTTGATATATTTTTGAATTAGGACATGTTAATCTTATAGCTTCTAATAAATTTAATGTACCAATACCTGTTGCATTAGCTGTATATATAGGTTGATCAAAACTTATTCTTACATGGGATTGAGCTGCTAAATTATATATTTCATGAGGCTGAGCTTTTTGTAACACTTTAATTAATGATGCCATATCGGTCATATCAGCATACTCTAACTTAAGTTGTTTAAATATAGTATCTGGAATCCTTGCTGTTTGATTTTCTGCAACTGAATTACGTTTTAATATTCCCCAAACTTCATACCCCTTTTCTAATAAAAATTCTGCTAGATATGAACCGTCTTGTCCATTTATTCCAGTTATTAATGCTCGTTTATTCATAACTATTAATTATATCTGTTATTTGTAATATTTCTTGTAATGTTAGATCTTGATGATTTGGTACATAAAATCCATATTTTTCTATTAATTCTGCATTTGGTAATTTTGGAACTTTATATTTTTCTTTCCACATTGGCTTAGATGCCATATTACCTGCTATTAAAGGTCTTACTTCAATATCTGCAGAAATCAAATCTTTTACTATATTATCTCTTTGTTTATGTACTATTGGTATAGCAAAGTTTGATATAGTATTATAAGTATGATTATCTAGATTCAGTTTGTTATTTCTGATATGTGATTGATATGTATTAAAATTACTTGTTCTTTTAACAACATAACTATCTAATTTATCAATTGCACGAAGACCAATAAATGCTTGTAAGTCAGTAGCTCGTAAATTAAAACCAGGTACATAAAAATTATATAATGCATCAAACTTATTACAATTATATTCTTTACGCAATTCGTCTTGTTTCCACTTTGGTAAATCTCTATCCCAGCCGTGACTTCTCATCATTAACAACATATGATAAAAATCTTCATCATTAGTATTTATGAATCCTCCTTCGATAGTTGATAGATGATGTCCAAAATACATAGAAAAGAAAGATGCAAATCCAAATGAACCTAAGTATTTATTATTATACTTAGATCCCATACTTTCACATACATCTTCTAATAATTTAACATCATATTTTTTACATAACTCTACAACTTCTTTCATCCTCGGAACTAATCCTAATGGAGACACTAAGATCAATGCAGCTGGATTATTTTGTTTAAAAATAGATTCTAATTCTTTTAAATTGCAAGATAGGTCTTCTAAATTACAATCACACATTATAGGATCTAAGCCTAATAACATAGGAGAACTTACGTCGGTTGCCCAACTCAATGCAGGAACAACTATTTTATTATTTTTTAATCTATCTGATTCATTTAATGCAGCTAATGCTAATAATATAGCAGATGATCCAGAATTAACATATACTGAATATTTTGTTCCTATTTTCTTAGCCCATTTTTCTTCTAGTTCAGAAGTTAAATTTCCTTTTGTTAATCTAGGAATTGGATCTTGTTGTAGCCATTCTATTAGAGCATTTATGTCATCTCTGTTTATTGTGTCACTAACTAATTTTGTCATATGATTTTAGTATTCCGTTTTTAAAACTAGTAAATTTAAAATTTGGTAATATAGATTTCATTTTATTATTAGATACATCTTTTCTATATTGACCATCTAATTCTGGTTTGCTATATATAATATTAAGATCTTTTTTTAATATATCCAATGTTTTTTCAGCCATTTCATGTATACTATAATTCCAATCTGGTGCTATATTAAAACTTTCTGTAATATCTTTATCAATTACTTCAATTAATATTTTTACTAAATCGCCTGCATACATAAATTGTCTTAATGGAGTTCCAGTTCCTAATAAATGCAACTCTTTATTTGCATCTTTTATTTTTTTAAGCAATGCGGTAATAAAATGCATTTTAGTAGTATGATTAAAATTATCATGTTCTCCAAATAAATTACATGGAATTAAATAATTATATTTCGTACCATATTGTTTGTTATGTGCATCAATTTGTACTGCCATTGCTCTTTTTGCATATCCATAACTAAAATTAGTTGGTGCTGGAGGTCCTTTATGTATGTCTTCTTCTAACATTGGGTATGTATCTAATACATCTGGATAAATACATGTACTTAATATTCCAGTAAATCTTTTTATTTTATATTCTTGACATACTTTTATTAAGATAGTATTCATTAATATGTTGTCATTAAAATATTCTGCAGGTTTCTTTATGTTATCTTGTATGCCTCCTACTTTAGCAGCTAAATGTATTACATGATCTGGTTGTATAGAAGAAATTAGCCATCGAACTGCTTTCATATCTGTTAAATCACAATAGCTGCTGTCAATGTATATAACATTATATCCAGCTGGAAGTATCTCTTTCATATGCTTTCCAACCATACTACTTCCGCCAGTAATTAATATTGATTTATCTTTTATCATTATATTCCTTAAGATATGATTTTATTTTATTGTATTCAACTTCTTCTAAAAACATATTACCAGGGCCTTTAGTTAATACACAATTCAATTTATTACTAATATTTTTTTTATCTTTCTTTAAAGAAATAATTAGTTGTTCTATATTAGGCAACTTTATATCATAATATATACTACTCAATGTTTTTTGTATTCGTTTAAATAATTCATATGTTATATATCCTTTTTTATATGAAATAAAATTAGCTACATCCATACCAACTGAAACTGCAATCCCATGTGCAATTTTATTATTTGTAACTGATTCAATAGCATGTCCAAATGTATGACCGTAATTTAATATGAGTCGCTCGTTTTTGTCAAATTCATCTATTTCTACATATGTGCGTTTAATATCTAAACATCTTGTAGTTAATTTTTTAAAGTCATGTTGATTTTTTATAAAAAACTCATAATCAGCTTTACTAGATACTAAAAAGAAATGTAACATTTCACCTAATCCAGATTTAATATCTCTTTCTGTAAGAGTATCTAGAAATTCATTACATACAATAATATGAGAAGGAGGATAAAAATTACCTAATTGATTTTTATATGTATTAAAGTTAATTGAAGTCTTTCCTCCAATACAACTATCTCCTTGAGCTAATAATGTAGTAGGGTAAAATATCCATTCTACACCTCGAAATAATATTGAAGAAACAAATCCTACAATATCTTGCGTAATACCTCCACCTATTGCAATTAACTTATTATTTTTATTAAATCTCCCAATAACTGAATTTAATATTGTAGATATATTACTAAAATCTTTTGTTTGTTCTGTTATATTATATAATTGTATAGATTTATATTTTTGTAATTCAGGTTTATATATCATATTATCAAATATAATAATATCACCCTCATTATATATTTGGTCAATTGAATCGACAAAATTATTGTGAAACTCTACTGTATAATCTCGTATTGATGATTTTATAATCATGTAACTGAAAACCCTCCATCTATTATAATATTTTGACCTGTTATATAAGTGTTTAAATCACTACTTAAAAATAAAACAGCGTTAGCAATTTCATCTGGTTTAGCCATCCTTTGTAATGGAACTTTATCTATCAACTCATTTATTGCAGACTTTGATAATATAGTTCTTGTTAAATCAGTATCAGTAAATCCAGGAGACACAGTATTAACTAGTATATTATATTTTGCTAATTCTACAGCTAATGTTTTTGTCATTCCTATCAGAGCGGCTTTAGACGTTGTATAACATAATCTTTTTGATATTGTCTTTTCTCCCCATATAGATGAAATATTAACAATTTTGCCGGCATACCCACTTTTCATATAACCTGATACATGTTGTGAAATTAGAAATGGAGCCTTTACATTAACTTTCATAATGTCGTCATATGTTTCTTCTGATATAGTATGAAGATCACCAATAACATTAATACCAGCACAATTTATACAAATATCAATAGTAGGCAAATCACGTAACATTGATATAATCTCATTAGTAGATCTAAAATCAGTATGAGATGAATTTATACTTATAACATTACCGTTATATTTTTTAAATAATTTAACTATAGAACTACCAATTCCGCCAGTACCACCAGTTACTAATATATTTTTATTAGAAAAATCAAACACTACTTTAAAGGATTCCTTGATAAAGGTAATGCAGTTCCTTTCCTTATAACTTCAGCTTTTATTGAAGGACATTCTGCGCCACACGCATGAATTAAATCATAAAATAAAATTAAAGTTAATACTTCAACAGTGTGAAAATATTTGCAATCTAAAACAATATTGTTTATATCTGATTCTAATAATTGTCTATCTTGTCCTGCAATCATTGCAGTTTTAAATCCATTTTTCTTAGCCCAATGACAACATGAAACAACATTTTTAGATCCTCCAGAACATGATAGTGCAACAATCATTGCATCTTTTTTCATTGCTCCGGTCTTTTTTTGTAATTCTAACCAACTTAAAAATAAGTTATTATATCCATAATCATTAGCTATACTAGTTATCAAACATTGACTATCCAATGATTTAATATTTTTTTGTATATCAGCTTTAGCAAATAGTCTTGTACAATCATCTGCTGCGTGATTTGCAACTGCCCATAGACCCCCGTTAGCAACTAAATATATATCACTACTAGATGCAAAGTCTTTTTCAAATTGTTTCCATTCTCTAGTAGTTAGTGTTTTTTCAAATTTATCTTCTAAGTTTTCAAAATCAATATGACTCATATAGTATCCTTTTTATTTTTAATATAATAATTTTTTTGGAAAAATCCTAGTTTAAACTAAAATTAATTATTTGTAACGCTGTATTTATTTCTTCAGATGTTACAGCTAAATTTGGTCTCATTCTTACACTATGAGTTCCAGTTGGATTACATATCATTTTATTCAAAAATAAAGTATCACAAAATGTATTACGATCTTCTGTAGTTTTAAAATCAAATGCAATTAACANGCCTGTTTGTCTTACATTATGTATATTAGATATTTTTTTGAGTTCTTTATATAGCTTCTTACCTTGCTTAATGACATTCTTTTTTAGTTGATCTTTATTAATGGTATTAATAATATATTTAGATCTAATCATATCAACTAGATCACCATCATATGTCACTGACAGTCTCTTTTGATTTTCAAATACTTTGGAGTGAGACTTTTTTACCATTATTCCTGATACTTGAGATTTCTTTCCATATACAATAATATCTGGTTCTATATTCAATTGCTCTGAATACCATACTGTTCCAGATGATACAAACCCTGTTTGAACTTCATCAAATATTAATGGAATATCATGTTGTTTACATATCTTTGATAATGATTGCAATTCTTTTTTGTTTAAATAATTATCACCATATGTTGCTTGTATAGGTTCTATAATAACTCCTTGCAAATTATATGGATTTGATTTTACATGACTAATAGCATCTTTAATTGTATTAGCAACTGGCCAATTATACTCTCCTGGAATATCTCCTTGTCTTAATTTGACTCCTGGAAATCTAGATGTAATAATATTACCAACTGAATTGATACCATGAAAACTATTTTTAATAGATAATACATATCCATCTGGTCTAGGACCTTTATACCACATTGCTGTTTTAATAGCAGCTTCATTTGCTAATGCTCCTGTACAAGTAAAATGATAATTTTCATATTTACCCATACATGTAAATTTTTTAAATACTTTATAGAATTCATCAAATTCATCACTTAACATTTCACAGTTAACTATTTTAAGTTTAGATACTCGATGTATTTCNTCTTTAAACTCTTTAGTATCAAATACAGGATGATTATATCCAATNGGCAATGATGAGTACATACCCATAAAGTCTAAATAGTTATATCCAGTATTTTTATCATATACATAACTACCTTGACTTTTATCAAAGTCTATCTTAATATTAAATACACTTGTTCTATTCATATATATGATCTACATCATCTCTACTTACTGCTAATCGTATTGCTTGTTGATTACCTGCTGCTGTAATTTTATGTCGTTTATTTCTTTCAATAAAAACTATATCGCCTTCTTTTACATTCATCGTTTTACCGTCTACAAACCAATCCCATTCTCCTTTGATGATATACCACCATTCGTCCCAATCATTATGATAATGTAATCTATTTCCTTCTCCTGGCATTTGACCTATTAATGTCGATCTAGTAGATTTAGAATTTATTACTGTATGTGACCATGATTCATTGATAGGATTTGAATCTATAATATCTTGAACTTTCGTTACTTCTTTATTAAAATCATATAAGTTATTATTAACGACTCCGTCTTGAGCTAATACTCGTTCTACATTATGATCGAATACTTTACCAGGTTTGTAATATTGTGGATCTTTTGGTTTAGATGCTATTATTGATTCTGCTAATAAAAAGTCATCTTCTTCGTCTATATCAACGGTTGCATATCCAGTTAATTCAAAAAATCCAATTTTGCCTTCTCCACCATGATATCCACATCCATATTCGTCCATATTCATCATATAGTTATCATACTGCCAGGCCATTAATGAGCATGCATACGCATATACTGGTTCTAATAACTGACTTGGAGGTGATTGTTTCTTTTGATTAAAATTAATAGGTTGATCTTTATATATAGATTCAATTTTTACTTTGCTAGTAGATATCAATGTATCATATCTCAAAGACTTACTTACAAATTCTTTTATTTGAGTACTGGTTATAAATGGCGATGTTGCTAATAATTGAATTAACATATCTCCATTAATATTATGCATAAAATCTAATGTAAAATCGTCATTTGTTGCTTCATCTGTTGAAAGATGTTCTGGTCTTTTATAAAATTTTACACCATACTCATCTGCTATTTCTTTGAATATATCTGATTCTGAGTTTATAACAATTTCATCAAATACGTTAGCTTCTTTAGCTGCTTCTATTATATGAGCTACTAATGGTTTATTACCTAGTAATCTTAAATTTTTATTAGGTACTCTTTTACTTCCTAATCTAACAGGAATCATTGCTATAATTTTTTTCATTTTACAAAATTTTCTATTAAATAATCATCTAATGTTAACGGGTTGTTATGATATTTGTCTACTATTCGTTGAAAAAAGTCTATTTGTGGTTGTTGTTCATGTATATCCATTCTCATTTCACCAATATCTGGAGTTTTATTTTCTGTTGAACTAAAGTTTCCAGCTTTTGCAGCTGCGTCATGATATGTATCATTATATACTTTTCCAAACGTATTCATATTGAAAAAAGTCATACCTGTAACAAATAATTCTTTTACATTATAATTTAACAATGTTATTATACCCATTAATCCAGTATTTGCAGTTGTTCCAATTTCATTAAAACATTTAAATAAGTAACCATCACAAACATTATGCCATGGTGCTTTTGTTGTGTTTAAAAAATCATCTACTCGCTGTATGTCCCACATTGATACCATTGGACATATAATATATTTCAATGATTCTGCAAAAGTCATATTTTCTGTTAATGCATTTATTTTAATATGATTTAAACAATTCATTACAATATCTGTTCTTTTTCCATAATCCTCCCAATCCTGCTCTTTCATATCATATGCTTGATTTATTCTTACAACAATGTCATATGAATCAATTAACTTTCCTAACCCTTTTCCTTTTAGATGCGGCGACGGGCAAACATATGCTATTCGTTTACCTTTTAAATAATTTTCTAAATTTTCATCTTTATTGTAATCACGAAAACTATTAACAAATGGCCCTCTTTGACCTAAATCGATTAATTGATCGGCTGGAGTAGGTGTTGATGATTTCCATTTTGGTGATTCTTTTGTTAATGGAATTTCAATAACATTATCTTTTGTGTTTCCCCACCAATTATCTGATATTGATATTTTTTTTCTAGATTCAATAATATCTTTATGATGTTTTGGGGGTACCTCCCATGGGAAAATAGGAAATCTACCTATATTTTCACCATTAAACCATCTCATATCAGTATCAAAATCTTCAATATTAAATTTACTAATATCAGTAACTTCATCATTTAGTATAAAATTGTTTAATGTTTCAATATCATATACTTGTTTATAACGATTTAATGAATTATTAGTATGTATTTGTTTTACTACTTCTGTTTTATTATATAAATTAGTTGTATATTTGTTAAAAATTTCAGAAGTAGATCCTTTTATTTCTAATTCAACTGGAGTATTTATTTGATCAGATGTTAGTAATGATAATAAATCTTTTTTTCGGTGTATTGCACTGCTAGCATTAAATGGATAATTAAGTACTAAACCAATTAGTTCTCTATCATATGTATTTGTTCTATTAATTGATAAATGAGTATCATGATCAATAAAGTATGATTTATTAAAAATTGTATAATCAAATCCAAATCCATATTTTCCAGCATCTATATTTTTATCTAAAATACTGCTACATTTCTTTAAATCTAAATCTTTATAATATATAGTATCATCTACTTCTAACATCACATTTTCAGATTGTACTTCACTATCCAATAATGCATACATTGTATTTTGAAATCCATGAAGAGTTTCGTCAATAAATGTTACATCATTAAATATTTTATTTAATTTTTCATATCCAGCTAAATATTTTTCATTTGAATATGCAAATTGTACGTATATATTATTTATATTGGATACATGCTTTTGTATTGTTTCTAATGATGTATATAATTGAAATGCTCGATCTTTTGAAAAAATTATAATATCCATTATATAAACTCCTTTAAGTATTTATTAAATAATCTGTCATTGTCTTCCCACCATGTTAATGCAATTTCATAATTTTTTTGTATAGCTGATAGTCTAGATTTATAATCTTTGGCAGTTAAGTTATTTAAAATATCTACAAGCTCATCAACAGTTTCAAATGTTATTATACCGTTTATGTCAAAGTATTTTTCAATATTTTTACATCCATGATATATTGGTATTGTTCCAGACAACATACAGTCTAATAACTTTTCTGTAAAATAATTATTTGTATAGTCATTTTCCATTGCAATACAAAATCTATAATCTTGTAATCCTTGTAGTTTTGAATCAATTTCATTAATACCTCTTCCATATAGATCTACATTTAATTTTTCTTGTTGTATTTTATTTAAGCAATCTAATCTAAATTGATGGCCAACACACATATTTTTTGTAGAAGTTATAAACGATGTCATTTTATTCTTATCATAGACTTGAAATTGATTAGTATCTAATTCATTTGGTAAAGCACTCCATTGAGATATTTCTGATATAGGTTTAAACTTAAAATTAGGGAGATTAAACAAAGACTCATGCCATCCCAATACTTTATCAAATTTTTGATAATCTTGTTGTATTCGATCGTAAACAGCCTGTTGATTAAATAGATGTGGGCCTTCTGCTAATATTGCAATTATTGGTTTTGTCTTGTCTATTTCAATTTTATTTTCTAAATAATTTAATATATTTTCATCTTGCAATATTGTTAAATTGAATTCGCCAATTGATTGATTATAGCAATATGAAAATAGTTTAGGTATAGTATGCCTTTCTTTATTATCTCCAAATGTATTTATTTGTGGTAACTTTTGAGATATATCATCTAATGAATCCAATTGTTTATATATTGGCTTTGTTCTAATTTCATTTTCAAAAATACTGTTATCTGTAGACTCCCGTTCTTTTGTACGAACTTGATTATCTGGTGTTTGATTATAAACGTGGGTATAAAAATCTACTACGCCAATTTTGTCTTTACCGCTCATTTCTAAACAAGGATATGCCCAGGCTAAGTCACTAGCGTGCCAATATAATTTGTTATCAATATTTGATGTAAAATCTTTTGTATCTATATTTTTAAAAAGATTTGCTTTATAAGTTCTTAAATGAGATGCTCTCCAAACGTCTTTTCGATATAATTTATAGTTATGTACAAATTCAGGATATTCTGTGTTTTGAGGATTTCCTACTGTTGTTTCACTTCCGTCCCAGCATACAAATCCGCCATATGTCATCCATACGTCATTATCATTGTAAAATTTGTTTAATTTTTCTAATACTTGCTCGTTAATAAGCCAGTCGTCGCCGTCTAAATGTATAATAATTTCATCATCTTCAATTTGATCTAAAAAATTAACATAATTATACGTAGCTCCTTTATTCTCTGTATTATTAATTATAGTAAATTTTTTATTATCTTTAACAATATCGTTAACTTTTTTTAATGTATTATCTGTTGAACAATCATTGACATAAATATTTCGCCAATTGGTATATGTTTGATTTAACATACTAGCTAAATTAGCTTCAGCCCAATCCTCATTATTATATGAAGGAGTAATGATTACAAATTTATTTTTCTTTTCCATATATCTATATCGTAATGAATTCTATATAATTCTTTACATTTTTTACTACATTCATTATAAAATTCTATATCATCTCTTAATTTAACAGCTAATTTTCTAGAAGATTCTAAATCGTCTACATCTACACATAAATCAGGATGGCATATTCTTTGAGTATCAACTTTTTCATTGCCTATACATGGAACTCCAAAATATGCACAATTTAAACTAAATGTCCCAGCTGCAATTGTTGGCATTAAATGTACTGCATATTTAAATGAAGATACTTCATGCATCCAATCTAACCATGAAACTCTAGGTAAATGTGTTAAATTAGGAACTTGATCTTCATATTCTCGTTTTGCATGAGATTCTTGACTCCATATTGGAACATTGAATTCAGATGCTATTAAATAACTTTGAAATCCATTATACCATCTAGCAAAATTTCCGCCAATTAATACTTTGTCTTGTTTAACAGGAACTATATCCTTTATACGTTCTTCAATCATTAAGGTCGGAATAACATGTACGTTTTGTGCTGGTACTAACCCTTTGTAAAATTTTGTATCATATTCATTGTGAGCATATATAGCATCTACTGCAGTTAACATATTATAGAAATTAAATTGGTCTTGTATTTCTAATTCTGTAAACATCCATGAAGGTCCTTCTTGAATATAATATACTTTTTTATTATTTTCTTTTAATACAGATAACCAATTACTATTTAATAATTCAGAATGCGGATTTGGAATGTTTGTTAATTTTGCAGCTACAGCATTTAAGTTTAATTGTCCTTTAGGAAATATTACAAATACATGATCCTGATTCTTTACTTCACTATAATTAGATATAGGATAATGAGTTGCATCTAATGCATTCATCCATGCAAACTCTGTTCGCATATTTGGATGACTAATATCAATAGACCCATTAAAGCCCATTTCTGTTAAAAATGTTATTTTCATTTTGCAAAGAACTCTTTTATTTTATCACACACATAATCAACATCAGATATATCCATACCATGATGTGCTCCTAATAAAAATCCATTTTTCATTACTAAATCAGCATTAGTAAAATTTTGTAAATATTCTCTATATATAGGATGTCGTGTTACGTTGCCGGCAAATGTTACTCTAGTTTGAATATTATTATTTTCTAAAAAAGTTAATAATTCTAATCTTTTATCAGTTTGTAATGGAATTGCTAACCAATTTGGTTCTATACTATCATCTGGAAGTATTAATTCTTTAACGTCTTTTAAATTATCTAAATATCTTTTAATATTATCTCTTCGTTTTTGTTTAAATGTTTGAAATCTATCTAGTTGCACTAAACCAAATGCTGCACTCATTTCACTACATTTCATATTATAACCTAATACTCCATACAAAAATTTATAGTCATAAGGTAAACCATCAACTTCATGAGCAAATCTATCATCTATATTTTCATTATTGTCGCCAATCCTACCCCAATCTCTATACTGTAAAGCTCTTTTAACGTATTTTTCGTCGTTGAACATTACCATTCCGCCCATTCCGCCGGCGGTTATAACATGACTTGCATAGAAACTAGTAGTGGAAACGTCTGAATCTAGTGTTTTAGTAACTGTGTCAGCTGAATCTTCAATTATGTATATGTCTTCTCGTCCAATTCTTTTTAATTCTTGTTTAAGAAGTTTCCAATCAGGTTTATTTCCTATAAGATTGGGAACCATTATAGCCTTAACATCATCAGTTACTGCATTTATAATATCTTGTACATTTGGAACATATGACTTAAGATTTGAGTCTATAAATATAGGAATATATCCTAATTGTATTATAGGAGCTAGTGTTGTTGAAAATGTTAAAGCTGGAGTAATAACTTTACTTCCTTTTTTAAGATCTAATGCAGCTAGTGCTAATAAACAAGCAGACGAGCCAGAGTTAACAAATACTCCAAATTTCTTTCCAAATTCTTTAGCAATTTTTTCTTCAAATTCAATTGATCTAGGCCCAAATCCAGCTAACCAACCATCTCGAAGACATTGCTCTACGGCTTTAATTTCTTCTTCTCCATATGCTTCTAATTTATTAGGTGCATACCATACTTTTTTAGATTGTTTCATATAATTTATTTTGTTTCTCTTGTTTTTCAATAGTTTTAGGATGATGAAATGCAAATTCTTCTTTAGGTGGCAAATGTGAATATTTTTTCATTCCTTTTATTTGCTCATGAACTTTTCCATTCCATTCTATATTATGTTGCCTTTTATATATTCTTCCTTGATAATCTGGCCAATTCACCCAACCGTCATCATTAACTTGCCATCTCCAGTTGTCAATATGAGATTGAGTTAATCCTTCTACCGTATTTATTCTTGGTACATAAAATAATTCAGTTTCTGGATTGACATCTATAATTTGATGTATATTTTTTAATAATATAGAAGATGGTAATTCGTCAGCATCAATGTTAAAAATCCAATCGCAATCTTCGAATAAATGATATCCTAGATTTTTAAATGATGCGAAGTCTTTATTTAAGTTACTATAAATTACTCTGAATGCAGAATCGTCTGGAATTAAAAATTGATTACATAATCCTTGTACTTCCTCAGTACAATTAGCTTCATCCAATAATATACCAATACAATCAGTTTTTAGAATATTGGTTCGAAGTAAAACTAATAATTTAGCTAATTCATCATATTCGTTACATGCTGTTATGAAGTATCCTATTTTCATACTGTCTTTAATTTTGGTAATTCAATTTTATTTAATGTAGGAAGATTTAATGGTTGATGTATTGGAACACTTCCAATTTTTGTGTCAATATATTCAAATAACTCATCATAATATTTAGTAACAGCTAAACTTGAAAAATTATCATTTGAATATTTAATATGTTTTCTAGATCTAGATAAAAATTTATTATAATGTTTAACTATTTCTTTAAATACTTTTGATGCGTATTTATAGTCTGGAGTAAACCATTTTGCATCGCCAATTAAAAAATCATTTTGAGCCGTTGGGTGTATTGGTGTTAATCCTCCAGGTAATTCTGTTATATATTCTTTGTTTAAAAAGTCAGCTGGTCCGGAGTAGTGTGGTGCTATAACTGGCTTACCGGTTGTTGTAAATTCTAATAATGGTCTACCAAATCCTTCTGCTTTTGTAAATGACACCATTGATTTTATCTTTGTATCATTATATAATGCATTCATTTCATTGTCAGTTAAATCTCCGTGTAATATATATACATTTGGTAATTTAGTATTTTTTGGAAATAACTTTTTTAGTTGATTAACGTTTTTTGTTATTTCATTCTTATCAACAACTGAATATGTAGCTCCAGATGTTTTTAATATCATTGCTGGTGGATTATTTTTGTTTTTAAATGTATCAAAAAATGTATGTAACATTCCTGTTATGTTTTTTCGATCCTCTCCCAATTGACCTTGCAACCAATGGCCTACAAATAAAAAACAAAATGACTCTTTGATATCTTGTAATTCTAATATTTTTGCAGCATTATTATTTTTATTATAAATTGACTCATTAAAATATTCCGGAACAACTTTTATTGTAGTTGTAATTGTTAATTTATGTTTTTCTGCAGTATTTTCAAAAGATTTTTTAGTGAATTCAGATGGAACTATTATTAGTTGCATTTTATTTATAGATTCTATCCAAGCTTCTGGACATACATCCCCTTCTGTTCCAGCTGTTACTCCTATGTTAAACTTACCAACTGGTTGAAATTCATTTGGCACTGTAATTTGTACCCATATGTCTGGTTGTTGTCTTAATGGTAATGGAATTATATTTTTCATCCATTCCATTGGCAATGGATACGTAAATGGGGTATGTCCCCATGGCATTGATACTAATTTTATATCCCAATCATTGTTTTTATATTTAAATGCATTTGTAATAAATTCTCGTGCATGATGTCCATAACCTGATTGTGTTGCTACTGGACTTGAAATTATACATGTTCTCATACTATACCCATTTCTTTATATGTTACTGATTCTACTTTACTTAATGTATATCTTGGTCGTTTTTCTTTTGGATTATTAAATAAAAAATTCATCATTTCAACCATTTTGTCTGCCATCTGTTTCGATGTTAATCCATCATTTAAGCAAAATTCACGACCATCTAATCCACATTCAACTCTTCTATCTGGTAATGTATCATACCATCGTCGTATTGCGTCTGCTACATCTTCAAAATTTACTCTATCATCAAATATATAAGGTGTCATTGGAGATCCTTGTAATGATCTATTTGATGGAAACACAGGTCTTACCCATGTTCCATGCTTTTTATACTTTCCGTTATGATTAGTAGAAAATACATCATCAAATGTTATCCAATCTCCATTCTCATCTTCAAATCTACACTGATCTTGTAATCCACCAGTTACATTATTAATAATAGGAGTTCCAGCTAATAATGATTCTGTACTACTTAAGCCCCAACCTTCATTAGACGCAATATTTATAGTAACATCTGCTACATTATATATTGCATTTAAATCAGATGCTCCTACTTTTGCTTCTGAAAATAATAGTTTACATTCTGGAGCTATATTTTCCCAAATTGCTCTTAAATCAGTACCATTTTGATCTACTGGTTGTGTATGCATAAGTAATAAAACATTATCTTTTTCATCTTCTGGAAGTTGATCTCTAAAATGTTTAAATGCTAGAATTACATCGCCTGGTAGTTTTCTTCTTATATTTCTATTATTCCAGAATAAAACAAAATCTACATTGTTTTTTACTTTTATTTCGTTATAATATTTTTGATATAATTCATCGGTTTCTGGAATTGGTTTAAATATATTTGAATTTAATCCGTGTGGAACGTATCCAGTAATTACTTCATTCCAATCTAATTCTGGATTTTTTGTTGTATCTTCTACGTCATAGTCATAGACACCAAATCCGTTCTGTTCCAACACTTCTCGATGTATATTATCAGATTGTTTAGAAATTCCCATTATTAAGTCACAGCTACCGTAAAATGGTGAATTCCACATAGGATATGGTAAGTCATCCCAAATTGAATAATATACAATTGGAGTACCATACGTTGTTTTTATTTCATGCTCTAGTTGATATAACCACCCCCAATATCTAGGATCTGTAAAATGAAATATTGCATCTGGTTTTTCACTATTTAATAATGAAAATAATATATTTCTATCACCATATCCATTATATGGTATAATTTTTACATCTGCATCATGAATACCAGTTGTATTTTGTACTTCTTTAGAAACATCAAATGCTTTCCCAGCATCAGGATGATTTACTGCAGCTCCAATTTGAATCCAATCATAATGTTCAACTGTATTTAATATAATTTCTTTTGAAATAGTTCCAATACCAGATGGTAATCTAAAATCATCTGCTAATAGTAATATTTTTTTCTTTTTTGGTTTTGTTGGGTCTAGTTTTTTTAATTTTGGTAACTCCATTAATTTCCTTATAACTTTTTTATAAATATTAACCTAATACAACAACTGGTTTTTTTAGTTTCTGTATCTTACTATACGCTGTTTGCAATTGGGGATTCATATCATTTTGATTATTTAATATGATCATATAATCACAATTTTCAGCTAATATTCTCATTCTGTGCAATAATTGAGAAAAGTGGTATTTTTTTCCATAATATGACTCTGGCAACATTGAATATAAATTTCTTCCTGTATATGATGGATTATACTCTTCATATGATATTCCAAATTCTAATGCAAATTTTTTAACCATGTGATTAGCTCCTTCAGAACCACCACCAGACACAATAATTAATTCATGACTAAATTTGTCTTTTAATTCAGAAAGTACTTTTTGTACTTTTCTTTTATTTTGCCATTCCTTATTTCCAATTACTGCAATTCTCATTTATCCTTTTAGTAAATCTTTTGCATCATCACCATCAATCAATGAATCATATTTTTTTATATTAGCAATCATTGAGTTTAATGATTGTCGTTTATCTTCTGCATCTGCATATTGTGCTACAATTAAGTCCATTTCTTGAGTATGTTGAGGATGCTCTCCTATGCCAACTGAATTACTCAAATAAATATCTAATCTAGCAACTGCATCTGCTTTATCTGCTTGATATTTTGCATATAATGCATCTAACATTAATCCGTTCATATTTTCCTTTTTTTTATATTATATTAAAATTTATTCACGAATCCTATTTTCTTTAGGACAATTTTCATAATCTGTCTTAAAAGGACACCATTTACAATGTTTTGCACCTTTACCGGCTATAGCTAAATAATTTTTATCTTTTTGTTTATTACCATTTGCGTCAAAACAATATTCAATAAATGTGTCAATATTTCGTTGTATTTTTTTTCTAGTAACCGATCCAGATGCTGGATTTAATAATTGTATACGCTTTTGTGGGAACATTGATTCTTCTAACAATTTCCGTTTAACTATAAAAAATTCTATATCAATATTATCTATAGGAGTACCAAACTGATCTGAAAAATATTTTTTATATGCAACTAATTGGGCAGCTTTTAGTTTGTCTGCTTTTTGCCATTTATTCCATCCCATTCTACTAGTTTTAATGTCTAGTATCTTTATTTTATTCTGGACTGTATCTCTAACTACTATGTCTATAAAGCCGTACCAGTATACATTTTTATTAACTGCAGAAGCCGGAACACCTAATTCTACTTCTATGCCAACTAATTCCATATTCTTAGTAGAAAAATATTGAGCTCGTCTTTTAGAGAACCATTCTAGAATTTGTACACCATCTTCTAAATGTTCTGCTAATTCTGCAGGAGTTGAAAAATGTTCTCCATTATTTGCCTTGACTCCTTTTTGATATTCTATCTTTAAGCATGTTAATAACATATCACGGAGATCAATTTGATTTGCAGCTTTAACAGAATCAGTATACATTACAGTTAAATATTCTTGTAATGTCTCATGAAATGCTGTTCCAAAGCAAGTTGCTATATTATGAGTGAATGGAGCTAATTTGTCAATATAAGAAAGTTTCCATTGTCTAGGACACTTTTCAAACATAGACCATTGTGAATAAGATATCTTAGCTGGAACCTTTGACACATCATTTAATGATAGTTTATATATTGGATTTATGTAGCCGCTTTTCATGGGTATATAATAAGATCTTCTTTAGATTCTAAAACGAGATCATCTTTTATTTCAGAAATTTTATCATAAAAATTCTCAACAGCTTCATCATGATCTTCTTGGGAGTCAAAATCTTCGTCATCTGGATATTCTGGAAGATTATCGTCTTCCATTATAAATTCAGATCCGTTTTGATTAGCATATCCTCCAGAAACATGTAAATATGCCTCATCTTCACTTCTAGCTTCCATTTCAAATTCACCACGCTTTGTAAACCAATCTGCTAATTCATGAAACAACTCTTCGGGCGGATACCATGCTGAATCAAATGTCAAATCAATTATATCGTCATCTATTTGCCAATCATGTACAAAACACCATTTTGCTCCTACATTGTCAGTCATCCATTCTCTAGTTAAATTATCTTTTGGATAATCTTTATATAATAATCCATATAAATTGTCAGCCAATAAATCACTTTTTTTCTGCCAATCAGCTTTTTCAACTTCTGGAGTAAATATTTTGTCTACAAAGTTCTTAATAACTTCTTTAGAAGCTTCTATACTCACAACTGTATATACGTTATTTGCCATATTCTTTTTTTATTATATTATAAGAAATTATTTGGATTGATCCAAATGTTCTGTGAGATATATATCTATTAAATCTTTTGATTTTTTTAGATCTTCTTCAAAAGACCCTTTTTTTCTACACCTAACAATTCTTTTGATAATATCAAATTCATATGAGTTTAACTCCCATTCTTCTGAAAATTTATATAAACTAGATTTGCCAATATAATGATATTGAGTATTTACTGATTCTGTGTTATCTGATTCAAATGTCATTTTTTACCTTTCAACATTGTTTTAATTTCTTTTTGATTGTATCCATATTTTGATAACAAAGCACTGCAACTATCTTTAGGCATTAATTCAACATAATCAATGGCTTCTGTTTTACTTACTAGATAGTGGTCTGCAATTTGTGAAACTAAATCAGTATTATACTTATCTTCCTTTTTTCCTTTAATGTACTTAGCAAAGGTTCTCTGGGCAGGTAGTAGGCCGTGATAGAGACGATAAGTATCTCTAGGTGATAATAACCCAATTGTATATTTCTGTAACTGATTAATTACTTCAATTAGTTCCATTCTCATTGATAACCATCTATTAACAATAAAAGGAGCGAATTTCTTTTGATCTATATCTGTATATTTAGACCATTCTTTCTTTTCATGTGTCATTCCGTTCATAAAGTCGAAGATAGTTGCAGGTTTCTTTGTCATAGTTTATATTTGTGTTTATATGTGTCAATAAATGATTCGCCAACTGCTAATTCTAATACTACTGCATTTTCAGGAACACCTGGCATTTTCTTTTCATTAACAACATCAACGTTTTTATTTTTAAATATTTTCATTTTAGTTTTAGCATTTTTTCTATTAGAAGTTTTAAATACTAAAACAACAGGGGCTTTTATATACGGAGTTCCCATTAGTTTGCTTCCGATTGAAATTCAACTGGAACATGGCCGCAATCATCACACCTAAATACTGATACTGGGTATACTGTGTCTTTATCCTTACCAGTTAAGAACCTAGATACTTTATTAATACTCATTACTTGTCTAAAATAGATTCCGCCGCATTCTGTGCATACCATTGGTTTTAAATCTTTTGGACTGATATTTGGTTGTTTCGTGTTCATATGATTCCTTTATAATTCATTCATTAATTTTACAAACATTGCCATAATATTAATTTCTTTATCTACGACACTAGTGTCAGTATATTGTGATTCTGCTATAATTAATATACATGACGCTATGTTACCAATAGCAAATTCATCTAAATTATCATATAAAAATGTATATAACGGTGTAAAGTCTTTAACTTTGCTATCTGCAATAATTTGTCTTATTTGCTTAAACGATTCTTTTTTATCTTTAATATTTTTTAGAATATTCAGTAATTCAGTCATATAATTAGCTTGTACTACACTATTTTTGTCTAATACTAATTTACCTTTAACAACATGACTTTGTGCTGCATTAATTGCCCTACGAATATCTGGATATGAAGAATTAATAATAGCAGCTACGTCTTTAATATCATATTCTACTTGTTTTTCTTCTAATACCGTAACTAATCTTTGAGCTACATCTTTTTTGCTAGGAGGCGTTATTCCAAATGTCTGACATCTACTTTGTATTGGATCTATAATCTTTTCAACATAATTACAGGTTAATATAAATCTTGTAGTTTTACTATATGTTTCCATTAAGTTTCTTAATGCTGCTTGTGCATTAGGGGTAAGATAGTCAGCTTCGTCTAATATAACAATTTTCCATCTTTTAAATCCTACTGTAGATGCATATCTTTTTATTTTATCTCTTACTGCGTCTACTGAGTTTTCATCAGATGCATTAATATACATTAAGTCTGCATCTACATTATTTGCAATAATTTTTGCTAATGTAGTCTTACCAGTTCCTGCTCCTCCATAAAATAATAAATGCGGAACATCTCCATTTTCAATGAATATTTTGACTTTATCAATAATATGTTCATTACCAATATATCCGTCTAATGTATTGGGTCTAAATGCTTCTACCCAAAGTGTATTTTCTGTTACTCCAAACATAATTTATTGTTTTCCTGTTGATCCAAACCCTCCAGAACCTCTATTTGTGTCGGCTAATGCTAATACAGGATTCCATTCTATTTGTTCAACTTTATTTAATACTAATTGTCCTATTCGTTCTCCATCTTCTAGATAAACTTGTTCATGTCCATGATTAATTAGAATTACTCCTATTTCTCCTCTATAATCAGCATCTATAGTTCCTGGACTATTTAATACAGTTATTCCTTTACTAAATGCTAATCCACTTCTTGGTCTTACTTGAATTTCATAACCAATTGGGATTTCAACATGTAATCCTGTTTTAACTA